ACCTGACCATTGGACAACTTACGATGTGACCAAAGACCATCGCCCATGATGGCAAATACACGGTTACGAACCTCTGTCTCTGACATTTCAAGCGAGATGATTAGTGGTGACCTACCTTGTCTCCATGCTTGAACAGCCATGTAAAGAGCAAACCAAGATTTACCAATTCCTGGATAAGCAAGGAACACACCCAACTGTCCTGGAGTAATGCCAGCAGGTAGGTAATTGTCAAACCCAGGAAGTCCAGTCTTGATACCAATGGCACCTAGTTCATTCTGACGAGCAAGATTTTCAAAGTATGCAACAGCAGAATCAATATCAGTGGCATCAATGTCACGGATGATTGCTGTATTCTTTTTTAGTTCTGATGTCTTTTGGATAATATCTTCTAGTGCCTTAGCACCCTGACCTGCTTGAACTTCTGTAGCAGTGTTACGAAGAATATCTTTTAGACTGTCATTAAGATATTCTGCCTGTAATTCTTCTAGATGATATTTGGTAGCACCAATACCATCGATTGGAGCAAAGTCACGGAACTTATCTACCACCAAAGATACTGGTGGAACTGTCCCATTGGCTTCTGAATAATTACGAATGAATGTCCAAATGTCATTGTGGGTACGAAGGATATTATCAACGTTTGCTTGTAGCAGGACATGAACCTGCTTATCTGCCAATACAGCAGAAATTAGTTTTGATTCTGTATTACTCACTTAGCCACTCTTTCGCTTTCTGTCTACGTTCTGCACGTTCTTTTAGGTCTTCTGCTACTTGCTTACGCTTGTAGACAATGTGGTCTGCATAGTTTGCAAAATATTTCCACGATGGGTTTTCTGATACATCAAAATAGTATTGTAGCAAGTCATAGCATTCAGCCATGCCATAGGATTCAATAAGGGCATCTGCAGCCCATTGTTCTACATTTAGATTTAGTGAAGGCTTTTCTTCGTATTTAGCAGTGTGCAACTTACTGTAACGACTAAGCAAAGCCATACGGTCTTTGCGGTCAGCCATTACTTATTGTCACTCTCTTCTACCGCTTCTTTTACCTTTTCAGATAGTTTCTGCTCAACAAACGCATATACACGTTCAAAGGCTTCTCCAGTCGTTTCTCCATTACGCTTATTATCTGTGATAGATAGGTCAATACGCAAGGATTGGAAGTTACCCAAATTAAGCGTATAGCCTAACCCTACTGTAACCTTAGTTTCATCGTTATTCATACCCTGTGTTCCTTTCAAGAACTAAATAGATTCATTCCAAATAGGCACAAATCTGCCATCTTCGGTCTTTGTATATACCAGTATACCATCGCCCATACGCCTTGTCAACTCTTGTTTTGTAGGTGTTACATCGTTGGTTATTAGTTTATCTTTTCTTGGTCTACCGTGGTGGTAGGAAGCCAGTATATCACGAATTTCCCTGACCTGTGACTCAGAATAGTAGGAACGGACCTGCCAGCCCCTCTCTCCGCCCTTCTGTGACCCCATAGGGAAGGGAATAATGCCTTTTAGCATTAATTGTGGCATATATTTTTTATGCCTATTTACGAGTTCTGCGGTCTGTCCTACGGTATATGCTCTTTGTCTATTCTTTTTAAAATCACTAATTAAACAACTTTCAATCTGGTCAAGTGTAATATTATAAACAGACATTATGCCATTGGAGTTATTCATATGATAGATACGAACAAGATTGCCATTCAAAAACCATACCTTTTTGTTCCCTGGAATTACAGGGGCTGCATTATATTGCTCCATTGTTAAAGCAGCCATGGCATTATCCAGCGGCTAGAGTAGACGTTGATTGGGACTTTCCAATTGCAGTAAACATAACTCCAAAAGTTGTGTCTGGGTTGCTATCCAATCCTGTGGATAAAACTTTATATTTAAAACTACTTGTAGTAACTTCATTAATTACAACCGTTGAAACAACTTTCCAAATAGGGTCATCAGTTTCTTTGCAGTAAATTGTTCCTGTAACAATTGGTGGTTCTGAAAAGGTTACACCAAAGTTTCTGGTTTGTAAATTAAATATTGAGCCAGTTGTTTTTGGTATCTTTCCAGAGATAGAGTCGTATACTGTTGCAACTACCCACGAACCATTGTCTGTTACTGTTGCGTTGCCAGTTGATTCCTCGCCAACTTTTGAAATAGACGATTTGGATGTGTATATCTTGCTAGAAATATTATTTATTTCTTTAATGATATCATTTAAGATTTGTTGGTCTACTATTTGACCTTGACCTATTGTTTGCATATATCTATTATACCACTAAATCGTTCCTGCATCAAGATATGGCAGGGTTGTCACTCCAGGTGTTTCAAAAAGTTTAGCATTACTATTTAAGATTTTGAGATTTGTAGGTATCTGTACAGCAAATTTAACCTTTTTAGCCTTTATTCCACCAGAATATGGTATATCAATGTAGTAATTATGAGAAGAAACCCTGTCAACATATACAAATCCGTTTGGATATGTTGTCCCATCGTATGACCATGCCAGGTAAATGTCTAATTCTGTTGTTTCTAGCGAACTTGGAACGGTCCACTTTATGTTTATCTTTTCTCCACCAGATTCAACAGAACTGATTGTATATTTTGGTGTATAGCCAGAGATTATATCGGATATGTTTTCATAGTCTATCCAGTAAATTACCGAATCCTCTGATGTCTGTTCTCCACTAATAGTTGCTGTTTTGTATGTGATTAAATATTTTATGGGTGATGTTGCACTTTCAATAAATGCCTCGCCCAAAAGAACTGGATTAAAAGATGCTTGAATTTTTGACATTATAAAACACCAACCACACTCTTAAACTCCACCAACGTTGTAGTGTTTTCATTTTTAAGAATTGGTAGGGAATCGCTTGTATATAATTTTGTATATCCAGTCAGACCGTATACGCTGGTAAAAGATGATAAGTTTTCTAAACGTAATGCATCTAGAGCAACAAAAAACTTTTCACTATCTGTGCTTCCATTGTTAACGCAAACATATATCTTAATAAAAGAAACATTTGACCAAAGAAATCCTGCACTCTTATATAAATCGCTTAGTTTTTTATTTACAACAACATATCTATTTGTTGAAAAATCCCACTGTCCAGAAGAAGTTCCATTATCTAAATTAACAACAAGATTTGCATATTCTGCTGAACCACCCTCATCAGTTACAAATTGTACTAGAATTTTTACGTTACTTGGAATATCGGTAGAATATCCAATACCCCTTTTATTAATTACAGAAAATGCCAATCGTATTTCGTCATCCGTAATATTTTTATCTATCTTGCTTAAACCAGATGTGGGTAGATGTATATGCGAGCCAGATGACGTTAGATTACTTCCGCTAACTGTCAGGGTTGATGTATTGCCTCTAATTAGAATAGTATCATTTAAAAATCTAGGTCTTTCGTATCTATTTACCCTATCTGGATATGATGCGTTATCAAAAAGTCCGTTGTCACATGTTGTAAAAAATGCATCATCAGTTATTGCATTTCCGTTATCGTCAGTCGTTATTGATATTGCGTTTGTCACATTATCCGCTATGGACTTTGTTACAGATGGCAATGATGAACTAGTTGTTGCTGTGTGATAAATCCAGGACTCTGACCTATCAAATAAATATAAATTTACGCTATCTTGTCCTATGGATGAAGCATTTGCATCGTATGGATAAATACCAATTTCTGAAATTTCATATCTAAGATTTGTTGGTATTTCTGCTGTAAAAACCAATTTAGATGTACCATTTTCTGTAACAAATGATTTAGATATTACTGGAAATCTTGTCATTTCAAAACTTAATGATGTATTGTTGCTAAAATTTAATGATACCGTGCCATTGGGGGTAACTGATGAAGAACTAATGGTGTCTCCAGATGCAACGCTATATGTTAATGTGCTTCCAGATGTTGGTGCAACTAATATATATGTTCCGTTTAGTCTTGTATCAACATCAAAGACGCTAATGTAATCTCCAACGGACCAGCCATGGTTTGATGATGTGGTTAGGGTTGCAGTATTTGCTGATAATGCCTTATTGGTAACAGACATGGATATGTTTGCTATTGGCTTAGTACCGCAGCCAATTGCTATATAAGATGCATAGGAATCTGTTTGTCCAACTAGATACTTGCCTAATATTGATTTTCCGCTATTTGTAATCATTTTTCCTCATAACTAGTTTAGCATACTTCCCCATCCAACCTTTACAGATTTGCTTGGAGACTTTATCTGTACCACTATTTTTGTGGGCTGTGGCGGTGCTGGTGTTGGAATCTTATCGTCTTGACCAGTTGTGGATGTTATTGCACCAGAAACTGTTATCGCTATATCTGTTCCAGAAACTGCAGCGACATAGTTTTGAACACTATTTGGATAATTTGTCTTAGATATTTGCGATTGAATAATGTTAGTGGGAGAATTTGATTTTGCTATTTGCAATACGTTGTTCACAAAAGGGTTTGTACCGTTTACTTGAAATGCTGTGTTTATACCATTATTGTCAACATAACTAATTAAATCTTTTGCACTAAGAGAGTCAAACTGAGATTTTGTTATTGGGTCTAGTTCAACCTTTGGTTGATTATTTATAAAAAGATTTGACTGTGCAATTTTAACAAAATCTTCAATATTTGTTTTGGTTTCTATTATACATTCATAACCAAGCGATTGAATATGATCTCTTAATTTAAAAGCATATTCGGCGCAAGAATCCTTTTCCTTGTTTCCACTATTATGTTTTGTATTTGCCATAAGTACTATTTTTTTTTCATTGTTGTATTCATTGATTTTTTCCAACGCCTT